AGCTCGACGTTCGGATCGATGTTTTCCACGCCGATATAGAACCGGCTCGCGAGAATGCGACGACCGATGCGAGCGCGTTGCCCGCCGTCAGCACCTGAAAAGGCATTGGCGATCGCCTGCTGTACCAGTTGCGTGATGTTCGCCGGCAGAGTGGCGTCATTGGCAATCTGCACTAGGAACAGGATCGGAAGACTTGCCGCCGTGTCGTAACTGATCGTGAACTGTGGAAAGGGCGGGGTGTAGCCGTCCGTATCGTCGACCGTGACCGGAGTATTACCCTGCGTGTTACAACCGGGACTTTTCTTCGTCCAGATCGCGTTTCCAATGTCCTGCGACGCCCCGCCAGCCGCACAGACATACAACGTATTCGGGCCAACGACAACGCCGCCGATCGTTGCCGGCGCATTAGTTGGATTGTCGGTGACATAGGCGTCTAGCACGTTCGTCACGCTGAGCACTGCACCGCGAACGGACGGGACTGACCCTTTCGAATTGAGCGCAACAGACTGGGAACGGCGGTTCTCGAAGTCGGCGCGTGATTCGACGTCTGAGCCGATGACGCCGGGGTTGGCGTTCAGCACAGAATCCCACCCCGGAATAGCCTGAAAGATGCTATTGAGTTGACCAGCAGGGCAGGCGATCGGGCCTGTTACCGTACAGGCGAACGTCAGATTGATGCTTCCGGATGCCGGAATCGTTCCGGCTTCGGTGCAGATATAGATGTTGCCGCTAATGTCTTGCGCGCGAGCGCCGACCGGTATTGGGGTTCCAGTTAGGCCTGTGCAGGTCGCAACAACTGAGGTCGGTTCGGCTGGATTGCGCTCAATGAAATATATTCTTCCCACAGCGTCCTGCATCCGCCCGGAAGCAAATGCGGGATCGACACCATTGGCAAGCGCAAGAAACTGATCGTTCTTATCACCGATGATTGCAGTCAGCGATGTAGCCAGTTGACCTTGAGGCGTCGTCAGGTTCGGCGTGCCATCTGCGTTCGCGATGACCAGTCCGCTGCCAAATGCGGCCTGCTGATCTTCCTGCACGCCGGCAAGAATGGTCGATTCTGCGGGCGCGGTGAAGCCATTCGGCCCAAGGACGGGGCTCGGCACATTTGTTGGCATGGAGTAGGACGCAAAAAAGCCCGCTCGCGGCGGGCTTGGTTATTTTGGAGATCTTTCTAGCAATGTCCCAGAAGTAGATAAAATCTGTGACTTGAAATATAATTAGACGTCCGTCTTAATTCAAAAAACTATGAAAATGTGCACAAGATGTGGCATTGAGAAGCCCGTCGACAAATTCTCCGTCTGTAGCAGCAGCAAGGATGGATTGCAATTCAAATGCAAGGCATGCGCATCCCTGCAAAACAAGCTTTGGCAAGTGCAAAACAGAGACAAAGTGAATGCAAAAGCGCGCCGCTACAGGGCGAATCATCCCGAAAAGATCGCCGCGTATAACCAGACGTACTACTCGGAAAATGCTGAGTCCATGCGAGCTAGGGCTACCGCGTATCGTCAAGACAATCCAGAGATGGTGAAGGAACAGTTTTCCTCTTGGTATGCCAAGAACGGCGATGCCCTGAAGCCCAAAAAAGCTATATACCGCGCCGAGAATCGGGGAAAGATTGAGGCGTATCGATCTAAGTGGGAACTGGAAAATCCACATAAGCGCAATGCCATAAATGCCAGGCGCCGCGCCACCAAGCTGCAAGCCACGCCAGCTTGGGCAGATCAAGCCAGGATTGCCGAACTCTATGCCGAAGCTGTACGCCTCACCAAAGAGACCGGAATCGAACACCACGTAGATCACATCGTTCCGCTCGTTTCAAAGCTCGTCTGCGGGTTGCATTGCGAGTTTAATTTGAGAGTCACGCTCGGTGCCGAGAATCTCACCAAGGGAAATCGGCACTGGCCAGACATGCCCTAGAAGCTCGCCGCGCTTACATTCCCGCTGTTATCAGTCACCTGTATCTGCCCAGCAAGTTGACGATTCACGACGCCCGTGATGAATGCTTGTGCACTCGCAACCCCCGCAACCGTCTCTGCGGCAGCAACAAGATCAGCCTTTACGATGGATAGGGCGGGGAAGTGGCCGAGGATGTCTTGCCAATATGGGACGCCAGTTGCTTGGTTGTACCAAACCTCACCGAGGAACGTCCGGCATGCTGTCGCGGCGTTTTGAGCCAGCGCATAGGGATCGGAGGCGACGGCAATGTTGCCGGATGCATCTACTGTCAAGTCCCACGTGGTCGGGTCAAGATACAAGCTGGTAGCCATAATCAATTCGGAGGGTTCGTGTTGCTGCCTGCGCCGTTCTCATGGTGGGTGTGCGTGCTATCAATCGCCTTGCCGTTCGATGTGATCGACCCAACGAATTGCACTGCACCCGTGATGAGCGATGCAACGCCGCTTGTGACGCTGCCGGTCATACCAGCCAGCCACGACAACAGGCCTTGAATAATCACGGCACCGCTGAAGTTGGATTGTGGCGAATTAACCGTGAAGGATGTCGATGCATTGGCTACGATTTTCGGCGCTGTCAGGCTGATCTGGGTCGGCGACACCACGGCAACGCCAGAGCTCGAGAACGCAATGTATTGGCTCGGCGTCCCATTCATCATGCCGCCGAAATAGCATGCATCCGCCATATCGAACATCCGCTTGCTGCCGGGATTGGCCGGCCCCTTGTTCGCGATCACACTCGAGATATCCCGGTCCGCGAATCCGGCCCACCCAATGTCGCCCACCTGCGGATCGATGATGACCGCGTTGGCGCCGCCCTGAAGCCGGAAGTAGGGGCAGTGATAAATCGTCCCGTGCGGCTCCGCATTGCCTGCGCCATCCGTCTGATTGACGAGCGGGAGGATGTCGACGAAGCCAACCGGAGAAATCCCACCGTTGTTCGTGACGCCCATCACCTTGACGAGCTGCATCGTGCGCACACGCGCCAGGATCGACCAGACCAGGAACGACTGGGCATTGAAGTCCGAGCCGGCCGAATTCGGGGTCTGCTGCCCGTTGTATCCGTTATTGCTGAGCATTGAACGGAGACCCCGAAAATGACGTTTCCCACAGTCCGTTCGGCGTCTCGCTTTCGAGATCGTGCGCGATGCCGAACATCACGAATGTGCCATTGGCGAAAGGCAGGCTGCTTTGCACCTGGCAGTTACCACCGATTCTTAGTTGCGGGTTGAACAGCGTCTTGACTGCAATGCTGCCGCCCAAACCGGCATTCGACGGGTATCCGATCATGCCTGTGCCCGGAGAGATGAGCGGGATTGAACCGCCGCGGCTGCCGCCCTTCGGCCAGATTGCGCACGTACCGTTATCGAGCGTCCAGTTGATGTTGGCGGCGCTTGCGCAAGCCTCCAACTGCTGCTTTGGCGAGCCGGAGAAGTAGGGCGTCGAGAGCTTGGCCGTTACCCCGTTATTCTCGAATGCATAACCGTTCTGCACGGCGAGGTTCTGCATGATGGTCGCCACGTCCGCCACGCCAGGAAAGCTCAGCGCCACCGTGGTTTTGACCGCCTCGAACAGACCCGCATGCGCCGTCACGTGTAGGGTCGAGTCCGGCGCCCCACTCATGTCCACCGTCGCCAGGGAAACCTGCCCCTGGAAGATCGTGCTCATGCCGGCGATGGCGTCGCCCGCCTCGATTACCATCTGATAAAAGCGCGTCGTCACCTGTCCGTTGTTGATCCGGCTCACGGTCGATAGCTGATTCATCAGCGACGGCGTGAGGCCATGCACGATCACGGATGCCTCGCCCATCGAAGGCGCCCCGGCACTAGCGATGGTGGCCTGAATGCGCAGGCCCGTGACGCTCACCTGGTCGAAATTTCCCTCGGTGAAGTTGTACTGGACGCCGCTCGTGTCCTGACCCAGCCTGAACGTCAGATTGATTGCGCGCTTAACGAAGCTCATCCTAAGCCGCCTAGGTCCGGTTGCTCGATGTAGCAGAATACGTAGCGCGTGCCCAGACCAGGGCTGGACGGGTCCAAGCCGGTGCTAGGCAGCGTGAAGGTGCCCTGCGTGTCGACAAAGCACAGATCCCCCACGAAGCCGAGGTAGAGGCTGCGCACGATGCGATTCAGGTTCTGGCAGATGACGCCACCGATGAGCAGCGACCCGTTCACAAAGAGATCGCAGTAAAAGCCCGTGCTTTTCTGATAGAGATTGATTTTGCAGTTTTGCCCCGCCAACTGAACGCTTAGCGTCTGCGAGAAAGTGTCGGAAATCGGGATGATCTGCATGAA